TTCCTGCAGAGACGGCTAATTTAATTGCCGATAACCACATGATTTAGTACCAAGTTGCTTTTACAGGTTTTTTATCTGGTCTCATTCTTTTTGTACCTCTTACATCAACAGTTTGTGATGTATATGGATCAGTCATTTCAACTGGGATCCCACCTTGTTGCTCGCCTTTTGCGTTAGCACCAAGTTCAGGTACAACTTTTACGTTGTTTCGACCATTTTTTTTATCTTTAACCATAATTAACTCCTTAATTAAATTTATATCTATTTTTTCTTAAAGTTTCTACCAAAATCGTGAATTTTACTTGCATCAGACATTTGTTGCTTTGCTAAAGACACACCAGCACGTAAACCAGCTAGTTCTTCGTTCTGTTGAAGCTTAGCTTCTTGATTTTCTTGGTTCATCATTGCTCTCATCTTATCAAGGTCTAATCTTTCTTGTCCTTCTTGCTCTTTTCTAGCATTATCTCTTGCTTTTAAGTCAATTTCTCTAGCTTTTAGCTTAACAAGTGGGTCTCCACCAAACTCACCACTAATTTTTTCCTCTTCCGCAACATAATCTTTAGTCATTTCTGCAATTAAGATAGATTTTCTAGACTCAATAGCATTTGTTATCTCAACAACACGTTTTTGTTGTTGCATCATCATAGGATTTTGCATCATTCCAGCCATCATCGCAGGATTTTGAGCTCCTGCAGCTTGCATTTGTTGTTGAATCATCTGTAGCTCTTGTAATTCTTCTATAAATTCTAATTGTACTTGCTCTTGTGCCATTAAACTTATGTGTTCTAAAATATTTTTTTGTAAAATTGCTAAAACTGGTGGATTATTTTGCACCATATTTAATCCCATGAAATGTAAATGCGCATCTATGTGAGCTTTATGGTCTTGGCCAGGAAAAGCTTGTATAGATTTTCCTGACATAGCCATAATATGTTCTAATGCAGGGTCCATCGGCATTGGTTTTGCCGGAGGAGGTAAGATTGCATTAACATTTTTAACACCTAACGCATCATACATAGATCTGTATGCTTGATACAAATTATGAATTTGAGGATTTGATTGCGCTAGTTGCAATTGAGATTGAGCTAAAGATATTCTTTGTGTCTGTGAGAAGATGTTTGGATCTGCTACAGGTAAAATATCTACTCTATCATCAAAATCTTGCATTTTAATTTCACGTCTAGCCCCTGGTACATCATAAGGATATACTGGTGGTAGATATGTTTTAAATACTTCTGCTAATAATTTAAATTCTTGTTTTAGTCCGACATATAATCTTTTGTGTATTGCTGACATTACTCTTGATCCACGTTCTAATAATGCAACAGTTGTACCAACTGCAGCTGCTTGATTCATATCTCCAACTTGTGAGTCTGCAATACTTGCAAATCTTTGCCCTGCGTTAACCACAATACCCATTAATTGTAATAGAGTTGCATCAGGACCTTTAAAAGGTAAAGTCATAAACTGATCTTTAATATTTCCACCAGGTGCATCTACATCTCTAAA